ATAATGAGTATCATCATCACCATCCATACGATCGCGCAATCCATTTCCATCAAGAGCAATTAGATAACAAATGCACACAAGAGCTTCACTGATTTTCCTTTTTAGAAATTGCATTCCGTTTTCTTCTTTGTCCTCACCTGTCTTCATTCTTTTGCATGAAAATAAGAAAGAAAGACCAGAAAAAATAGCAGCTGTCCAAAAAAACCACAAAAAGTTATTTGGATTAGTATCGCCACCATCAAGATATATAGTGAAGTAGATAAGTGGTACATATGCGATTGACAAAATTCCTGCCACAAGAAGTAGTACTATGAAAAAAATACACACTGCACCTTCTTGTTTGTCAACAGAAATAATAACATATAGCAGTGAAATCAGTAACAACATACCACCAATACACCAATATGGTATGAATACTATTCCCCAAGAACCCCAATCAGGATTCGAAAGTTTTTGATACCACAAATAATAACATACTGCCGATATCAATGCTGTCAAAAACGAAACACCTCCAGCAATATAACAGTATTTGGGTTTTTCAAGAATAGCGCGACGGATATTTGCGTAGGTAAAATTTGAATAAATTTCTGATAGTTGTGCCATAGTGATTTTTATTGATTTTCTTAAATGAGAAAAATTTCATGAAATACTAAAATTTAGATAGGCTTAGTCAATATATTCACATTTCAATTTTTTTGTTTGAAAATCAAAAAATTGAAACAGAATATACTAAATGATATATAGGTTTCAACAATAGTTTAAAATAATATGGCTGAAACAATGGTTATGGACATTGATTATATCAAAAGTTTACAAAGTAAATATACCGAGTTTCCAATAGAGTTCCGCAATCTGGTTAAAAGAATTCAATCTGAAGAATACGGTTCATATTTACCAATTAAAACAGCTTGGAGAAAACAGAATGTTAAAGTAAAACCAACTAAAATAATAAAAGGTGATAAAAAGCCTATTGATATTATAGCTATGGAAGTTAGAGGTCTATTGAACAAGATTAGTGAATCAAATTTAGATAAAATAACAAGTGATTTGAAAATGGTTAAAATAACAACGTCAGAAGAATTTAATATGTATGTTTCACTAATAATAGAAAAAGCAATAGTTGAACCAACTTATGGAAAAATTTATGCTAAATTATGCCAGGGTCTTATGATGTGTGTCGTTGAAATAAACAATGTAAAAATAAAATTTATTGATTTGTTACTTTTTAAAACAAAAACAACATTTGAAGAACTACTGTCGTATACTGAAGTATCTGATCCGAGACATAAAAACCGCATATGGGGAGCAATTACGTTTTTAGCTGAATTATATAAATCAAATATTTTAAACAATAAAATAATCCACATATGTTTAACATCACTTGTTCAAAATATTACTAGACCAGCAACAATAGAGAGTTTGTTAATATTTATTAAAACATTAGGAAAAGATTTTTTCGTAAGAGAAGCCAGACATGGAAATAACACCGAAAAATATTTTATAAAAATAGAAGAATCCCTTGATAATGAAAAAATATCGAAAAGATATAAATTTACTTTGAGAGATATATTGGATTTAAAAAAAGAATGGGAAATATAAATATTTAGTTTATTATAAATGAGTATTTAATATAAATAAATTTGTTTATTTATATTATAAATGGATATAGGTGCAATTATGGTTATTTTTTTGATATGTTTATGTTGTTGTTGTTGCTATAAATCTTTTCACGATATCAAATCTATATTTGACCCATTGGATTGGTTCAGTAGTGGGGGGATATTTACATCGATATTATAACAATATTATACAACCATACCTTTAATGTAATTAATATCCTGTCTTAAATACATAGGATAATCTTCTTTTATGTACATCTCTTTTTGAGCTTCTAATCCCAAAAAGATTTCATTTTCCTCTGATAATCTTATTGATGTTATTGTTACCGGACTTGTTTGATTATTCTGGTAAAAATAATATTGTGATCCAATTTGAAAAACAATATTTTTAGGTTTATGTGTTACGACAATATCGATTTTTTTCGTAAAATGTTTTATCAAATGAGGATGAAATAGTAACATGGTTTTTTGTATTTTATCTCTAATATCACTCGTAGATGTTATTAATAATGATTCCGATTCACCTGCGACAAGATGAGAACAAGGTACTTGTTTTTTATGTATTGAGCACACATTAACAGAAATTAATTTATTGTCGAAAGATCCAAGTAATAATGATGAATCAATATCAATACACCCAGATACTAAGATCCCTGACACAATATTTCCTACTTCTGGTAAATAAAACGTCTCATTAATAACAAATTCTGGGTCTTTTGATTTAGTGTCAAATTCACAAATTGGTAATTTATGAATGATATTTTGGAGTAATTCTATTCCTTCACCAGTGACATTAGAAAATGGAATAATATATGTATGTTTTGATGGGTCCAATATATTAATATCTGTTGCTGTTCTAATTATTCTTATTGATGGTATTATTTTATTTAGAATATCGAAGTATTCCTTTTTTTGTTGTTTATTTAACAAATCAATTTTCGTTATACCAACAAAAAAGGGAATATTACATTGAAAACAAAAAGATAAATGGTTATTGTGAATACGAGGATCTTCATTTGCATCCATAATCAGAAATAGATAATCTGGTTTGTATGAAGATATTCCGTAAATAGTTGATTTAATATATTTAGCGCTACCAGGTAAATCTATAAATGTTATAATGGAGTCAGATGATCTGAAAACAGATCCCCAAGGATCAATTAAATCTTTCGAATAATTTACAAATTTTCCTTTTTTTATTCCAACTATTTCTTCACTAATACTTGAAGTTATTCCAGTATAAATTTCATGTTCGTGTCTAAACACATTTGTTCTGCTTAAACCATCTCCGTCATCTAATTGACCATACGATAGTACACCTAAAGTCGATGACTTACCGGATTCCGATAATCCTATTAGTGCAATTCTAACCTCAGGTATAGATCTTTTGATTGGTTTATTTTCTACATCAACAATTGCATACCAACAATCTTCTTTATCTGTCGGAATCAATGTTGTGTTTGACACACGTGCATTAACTATATCTCCAATTTTTGATAATGATTCTATAGATTCCAAAACTTCATCTTTCGATATATGACTAAATTCTCCATTATCCTCTACTCCCAAATAATATTTTGCAGTACAGTCTGTGCTTTCAGTTATTCTCCATTGGAGCTGAGTTGCTTGTTGTTTAATTTTATCACTTGAAATTTTAGATAAAGTTCTTTTGTATTCTATATTACCTTCTTGTGGTTCTGATGGTAATTTAGCCATACTTGAAAATTAATAATCACCATTTAAGTAATTAATACGATACAATTTATATTATAATCAATTTTTTAAAAATAACAACACATGTCCCCATTGGAAAAAAGCTATTTGTATAAAATATTTATTACAATTTCAGATTATTTAAATATATATAGTTACTCTTTTTTCTAAATGGTATTTTCCAATAAAAATTGAAATTATAACAAAAGGTTTAAGAAGAAATCTATTTTATAATTATATAAACAGTAAAATATGGCACAATCGATAGATGATATTTTAGAAGAAAAATATAAAAAAAAAATCTCTGATGTTTTCAAATCTATCAAAGAAGAAGACGAATTTGAGATTATGTTTTTTAATTATAACAATGATGAAACGAATGTTATGAAAATTCAACAATATTTGAATATGCTCAAATACATTACCGCTATTTGCAAAATGAAGAAAGACGTAAAAATGGAAAACACAAATACTCTTGATGTTATATATGGTGGCAGCGATATTTCAGAAAATTCGTCGTACAGAATAAGTATAAACACTATTGATTCAATAAATACTTATCTCAACATATTCCAATTTCGTGAAAACAATGAAGTTTTTTCTATTTTGGCAAAAAAATTAATGGATAATGAAAAAAATATATCTATAATCAAAAAAATAAAAGACATGAGTAAAACATTTAATGTTGACGATTTTCAGTTTAGAATTCGTTTAGCCAAAGAAGAATCTGTTGGTAAAAGTGATATCAAAAAATTAGAAAAAATAAAAATATCAGAAAGAAATAGAATAAGATACAGATTCAAACAACGTGTATCTGCTATTTTAGAAAATAATAGCACATGTACAATGAGAATAGATTTAACAAAAACATCTATGGTGTCGCATTTATCCCAACTTTCTGACACACAACCTATTTATGAACTCGAATTAGAATTTCTTCCGAAAACATCAAAAATATCAAAACCAGATCAATATATAAAACGTATGTACGAAGAAACTACATCTATACTTCGAATTCTTCAACAAAGTCGTGTTTTGATAAGTCTTAGTGAATCACAAAAAGTTATTGATAATTACTATTCAATGGTTGGTGGTTCTGAGAAAAAGAAAAAATCGTTAAATACTCGTCAACCACATTCTTTGGAAATACAGCACGTCACAGATATTTTGCCAAATAGATATTGTGTAACTGACAAAGCTGACGGCGATAGATATAATTTAGTTATTTGTGATAGACAGGTATATTTGATATCAACTAGTTTACAAGTTAAAAAAACAGGAATTAAAGTGGATAAAAAATACGATAATACTATTTTTGATGGAGAATATATATATCTTTCCGATAAAAGAAAATATTTATTCATGGCGTTTGATTGCCTTTTCATGGGTGGTCAAGATGTCAGGAAAACTGTAACCTTTATGGATCGTATATCCGAACTAGATAAAGTAATTGACAATTGTTTCGTAGAGAAAAAACAAAAGGGATTTTCTCCAAAATCTTTCAAAGGTAAATTCAATATTGATAATATAATAAAATATCACGACGATCAAATACAAAAATATTTATTGGCATTGAACAATGATATTGAAAATACAAAAGATTTATTAGTACGAAGAAAATACTTTATACAATCGACAGGCAACCAAGACAATGAAATTTTTAAATACTCATCCTTACTATGGAAAAAATATATTTATAACACTAAAACAGCATGCCCATATATATTAGATGGCCTTATTTATCATCCGTTGGAGCAGAAATATGTAACATCGATCAAAGAAAGTAAATTTATGGAATATAAATGGAAACCTGCGAATAAAAATTCAGTCGATTTCTATATTACTTTCGAAAGAGATCCTAAAACACATGAAATAATAACTGTGTACGATAATACACTTGGTGATGAAGTACAAAACAAACCTTACAGAATATGTTATTTACATGTTGGAAAATTTATAAGATCAGAGGAACAACCTGTTAAATTTAAAACTGCATACTTGTTTTTAAAAGATGGAGAAGTTAGAGATAGTGAAGATATGGTTATTCAAGATAAGACGGTTGTTGAATTTTATTATAATGCAGACATGTCAGTAGACGAGAAATTTAGATGGGTTCCTATGAGATCAAGATACGATAAAACAGATAGTGTAAGAAGACATAGGAAAAAATATGGTAATTATGATGAAACAGCTTATAAGGTTTGGAGAAGTATAACGAATCCAATAACTATGAATGATTTTAATATTTTGGCTAACGATAATGTTTACTTGAAACACAGAAATATTCTTCGTGGTAAAATAGATCATAGTTTAATATTGTCGGAAAGAAAACAAAATGTATATTATCAAATAGTTACTAACCTAGCTAAACCAATGAGAAATTTCCACAATTGGATTAAAAGTATTTTGATATACACATATTTTCATCCAATATACGAAGATAATAAACAAATGACAGTATTGGATTTAGGTATTGGTAGAGGTGGTGATATGATGAAATTCTATTACACTAAAGTTAAATATATGGTTGGTATAGATCTATCAAATGAAGGATTAATAGCGGCAACCGAAGGTGCAATAAGTCGATATAATCAGGTAAGAAAAACACATCCTAATTTTCCTAAAATGTATTTTATTAATGCCGATGCAGGTACATTATTGAGATCAGATGATCAAAAGAAAGTTATTGGAAATATGTCACCACAAAATAAAAAACTATTGGACCAATTTTTCCCAAATAATCCAAAACATATTGTTCCGTTTGACAGAATAAATTGTCAATTTGTTATACATTATTTACTTAGAAATCAACCAGTATGGACCAATTTCTGTAATAATTTAAAAGCATATTTACGACCAGGCGGTTATGCTGTATTTACATGTTTTGATGGTGGAAGAGTAGTGAATGCACTCAAAGGAAAAGAAAAATATTTCTCCGAATATACAACAGAAAAAGGAGAAAAGAAGATATTTTTTGAAATTGTAAAAAGATACAGTTTGAATGAAAAGGACAAAGTTATTGGTTTGGGTAATGCGATTGATGTTCATTTGTCGACAATTTCACCAGAAGGAGAATATGAAACTGAATACTTAGTTGACAAAGATTTTATCACACAAGAATTCGATAAAAACTGCGACATGCAATTGATTGAAACTGACACATTTGATAAATTGTATAATGTAAACAGAAAATATTTCGAATATTCGGCGGAATATGAAGAAAATGTTAAAACAAGACAATTTTTAATGAATGCTAAAAAATATTATGATTTAGATAATGAAGTAAATAGTGCATGTTTCGAGATGACAAGATTATTTAGATATTTTGTATTCCAAAGAAGAGACCCAAGGGTAAAACATATGTTGAAACAAAAAGGTGGAAACACAATACCAGGACTCAAATCAAATTTAAGATATATGACTTTTGATGATACAGGTGAAACCTCATTTTTGAGATCAATTCTTGAATTGCAAAAAACTGTTCCAAATTCCCCATCTATTTCACCAATTATGGATTTGAATGTATCACCCCAATCCCTGATGGATTTAGCTTCAGAACTAAAAAAATCAATTAGTATAATCAAACCGTATCCGATGGTAATTGAATCATATGGTAAATACGACGACACATTCATATTGTATTATGTTGATGAAGCATACCATCCAATCTATGAATTAAATGGAAATACTGGAGATAAAAAAATCAAGACTGTATTTTCCAAAAAATCTTCTGATATGAAATATTTATTTAACAGATAATTTTCCTGGATGTATAAATATTATTTTTTATTAAAT